TGCTTGAATTGCCACCTCATCCATCGTATTGCCTGCCCAATCGCAACCATTTTCATCTTTGATACCACCTGGTATGGGCAAACTTACGGATCCGAGTATAGTTCTACCAGGTGGTGTTCCGTTTGGTCCTACTCTTGCACGATCAGCAAAACCAAATCCTCCACCGCTAGCACCACCACCAACTTTCTTTGGTTTATACTCTAAAAGAGTAAACTTCATAAAGTCTTGAGATTGATTTCTATCTAATGGGTAACTATGAGTACCAAAAGATCCAGGACCTTTTCTTGTATTAGTTCTTGCCTTAGCAGCTTCACTGTTTATTAACTCTTCTGCCTCTTGATTTACTTTATCAATACCTCGGTCTGCTGCTTGTTGAGCAGCCTCTTCTTCAGATTGATCTGGAGGAATAGTTACTTTTCCAGTTTCCAGTAGTTGTTCAGCTCTTTCCCGTGCATCGAGATCGGGCATATCAGGATTGGCACCTTTATTACCATTCACTACAGTTGTTGTTAATTGATCTTTTAGTTTCTTTTGATTTGCATCACTCAAAAATTCTTTTCTTTGCTGCTCATTAAACACTTCAAAAAATCCATTTTGACCAAACGGAGGATCATGAACTTCAAAGTCTTCACCAGGTTTTTTCGTCCCTAACTTAATGGGGAAAACTCCTAACGAACCTATAGGACTTTTTCTTTCATATAATTCTGCTACTCCAGTTTCTGAATCAACCTCCCAATATAATTTTTTTCCACCATCTACAAAGGATGGGAAAGTTTTTCCTTCGCCTCCGTATTTACCAGCCATTACACACTATCTTTTATCTATTTAGCACAAATTTTCCATATTGTATTGAGTTTAACTCATCAAGTTCATCTCTCTGTACAATATAAACTTGACCTGAGATTTCTTCCCAAGTATATTGTCTATACTTTCTCCAATGAAAGTTAAACCCACGGAATCCCCATTGGAATAGTTCTGTTACCAGGACTAAAGGATGCTGATCGTATCTTATCCTGGGAGTTTTTGCTTGGTATAAAAATGTGCAGAGAGTTCCAGGATCCGGGACAGGAGTAACGGTATCATTGAGAGCATCCATGATCAGTATCATCTGATCCTCAGTGTCCATGGTCTCGTTTAATTTTGTGAGTATGGGTTCGATACGGTTCATCTGATTCCGAGTTCTTTCTCTGTGATTATTTTGAATTCAATTCTTCTATCAGCACAGAACTCAACAGCAGCTTTCCATTTTGCTTGGTTGACTGCATAGGTTGTACACTCACGTATCAAAGTTTTCTTTTGCTTTTTACCTGGCACTGGTGGTAGAGTTTCTCTTTTTGGTTTTACTTCTACCACGTAAGTTTTAATTGTGCCTGTACTCTCCTTGACTTTAATAATAAAGTCTGGGTAATACTTATGAACTCGTCGATCGACTGGAGATACATATGGAATGTAAAACTCCTCACTACCCCACTCAAGAATATTTTCGTTTAGATCACAGTAACGACAAAACTTTCGCTCCCAACTACTACGGCAGATGATATTTTCAACATTACCTTTATATTTCTTTGGATGCGAAGGTTTGTATTTACTTTTTATGCTTTCTCCCATACATAGTATATAAGGTAAAAAACTATTTATAGATGCCTAGCGTAAAAACAGTTGATGATATCAAATCATCAATACTAAGACCATCAATAACATCGCATTTTCTAGTGGAGTTTGCTTTACCCTCTGGGGGAGCAACGGGAGCTGATGCTTTCACTCAGAAACTTAATTCTGCTGGTATGACATTTGGTACTAGTCAAGAAACCTTGAACTTACTCTGCTCTGAGGCAGTTCTACCAGGATCTAGTATTGCGACTATGGAGATTAATAATGATCATACGGGTGTGACTGAAAGGCACGCACATAGAAGATTCTTTGATGATAGAATTGACTTTACTTTTTATGTTGATGTGGAAAATTATCTACCTATCATATTCTTTGAGACTTGGATTGATTTTATAACTGGAGCAGGAACCACTGGAGACTTTGTATCTGCTGATCGCAACACCCTTGGCAGTAAAAACTATTACTATAGAATGAATTATGCAGATGATTATACTGCTGATAGAGGACTCAAGGTGTATAAGTTTGAGAAAGACTTTGGGAAAAAGGCTAACAGTCCACTATCCAATCCTCAATGGAATCCCACTGGACAATATCTAGAGTATGAATTTTACAGGTCATTCCCAATATCAATTAATTCAATGCCAGTCTCTTATGAGGCAGCAAATCTTTTGAAGTGTACCGTGTCCATGAATTATATTCGCTATACTGTTAGAAGGTCTAGTAGTTCTAACATTGCTTCAGATTCTCCACCATTAACACCCCCAGCAGCATCTCCAGTACAAAAAATTCAGTCAGTTCTAAATTCCGACGAATATTATAACAACTTTGGAGATAATAATCAGAACTCTACTAATTTTGGAGATTTTCTTGATGGATCTGGCAGTAATCCTTTTACCGAAACAGTTGCCTAACCCCACTAAATAATCACACTGAAAAACTCTATAGGATATTATGCCTTTACCAAAGATTGCTACACCAACATATGAACTTGAGTTGCCATCGACAGGAGAACCAATTCAATACAGACCTTTCCTTGTAAAAGAGGAAAAGATTTTAGTCATTGCTCTGGAGAGTGAAGATACTAAACAGATTACTACTGCCATCAAAGGTGTTATTAAGAACTGTATTAAGACAAAAGGTATCAAAGTAGAACAACTCCCTACATTTGATATTGAATTCCTCTTCCTAAACATTCGTGGTAAGTCGGTTGGTGAAGAGATTGAACTCAATATTGTTTGTCCTGATGATGGTGAAACTGAAGTTCCTGTCTCAATCAATATTGACGACATTAAAATTCAGAAAGATGAAGAACATGACAATAAGATTAAGATTGGTGATGACTTGATGATGGTAATGAAGTATCCTTCTTTGGAACAATTTATCAAAAACAACTTTGACTTTGAAGATAAGAATGCGATGGACCAATCATTTGATTTGATTGCATCTTGTATTGAATCTATTTGTAGTGAAGAAGAGGTGTGGGCAGCAGGAGATTGTACCAAGAAAGAAATCAATGAGTTCCTTGAGTCTATGAACTCGTCTCAGTTTAAAGGTATTGAGAAGTTCTTTGAGACAATGCCTAAGTTATCGCACACTGTTTCTGTGACTAACCCTGCTACTAAAGTTAAGAGTGATGTTGTACTTGAGGGATTAGCGTCTTTTTTCGCGTAGGCATGGTTCATATGAACCTTGAATCATACCTCAGGTTAAATTTTTCGCTGATTCAGTATCATAAATACTCATTAACGGAGATTGAAAATATGATACCATGGGAACGTGATATCTACGTCGCTTTATTACAACAACATCTTGAAGAAGAAAAGTTAAAGCATCAGCAAGCGAATGGCATCTAGGACTACTACCGATCCAATAGAAATACTCTTAGAGATGGGTGTAGACCTGGATAATCTCTCCGAAGAGGAGGATTATCTTAGTGCGTTAAAAGAGGCGATTGCAACTATTCAGTTTCAAACGAAGGGTGCGGGTGATGAGAGATCTACCATCCTTCAGCAAGAAGTAGTAAAAGTAAGAAAGCAAAGAAAAGCAGCAGACCCTAAGTTTAAAGCAAGAAAGACAAAAATATCTGCAGATGCTTTTAAGAAAAGAACTGCATCTGAAGTACGACAGAATGTAAGGACTGGTGTAATCGATCCGTCTAAATTAAAATTTGATTCGGTTGATGTTGGACCAAAACCAAAAGCATTACCTACTAGTGCGATAGTTCCCTATCAGGCACCTGAGGCAGAAGAAGATACTAAAGCAAAGAAAAAGGAAAAACCAACAAATCTTTTAGAACAAATTGCTAAGTCGGTTACTAATATTGCCGATACACTTAAGGATCAATACAATTTAAAGAAGAAAGCGGGTGAGTTTGATAGAAAGAAAGCACAGAGAGATGCGAGAAAACTTAAGGAAAGTAATTTAGAGAAGGGATTCTCTGCATTATTTAAGACAGCACAAAAAATAATTGCACCTGTCAGAGGAATTTTTGATAGGATATTTGGTTTCATTGCAAATATATTAATTGGAAAGTTTCTAGTTAAACTGATAGGTTGGATATCTAAACCGGATAATCAGAAGAAACTAAAAAATATAATACAATTTCTAGGTAAACATTGGCCTAAGTTATTATCATTATATCTTGTATTTGGTACTGGACTAGGAAGATTTATCTTTGGTCTTACTAAGACTTTAATTGGTGGAGCAGTAAAACTTACTGTTGCTATTGCAAAACTTTTAGCAGCAAAAAAACTAGTCGGTGGTCTGGGTGCTAGAAAATTTGCACGACTACTTGGTGGTAAAAAAGGAAGACTTATAGCTGCTGGACTCACAACTGCATTGACAGTTGGAGGTACTTATGCTGCTACTAGTGCATTAGCAGGTGGAGGTGGAGAAACCCAAACACAAGGATTCTCTGGTGGCGGATTAGCAAAACCACCAAAAGTAGAACCACTTCCTAAAAATGCAGAGAGAAACCAGGGAATGTCTGGTGCTCAGAAGGGCATGGCATTTGGATCTTTATTTGGTCCACTTGGAATGGCTGCCGGTGCTGGTATCGGTTCTTTGTTTGATAATTTTGGTAATAAGAAAGATGATACTGTAAAACTATCTTCTCCTGCAAAAGTAGAACTTGAAGTTCCAGCTGGAACTGGAACTGAAGGTGAAGTAGATGGTCCTGGTGGAACTGATAAAGTACCAGCAATGCTTACTGCTGGTGAGTTTGTTATGTCCCGTGGTGCTGTACAAAAGTATGGTGTTAAAGCACTCGAAGGAATGAATGCTGCTGGTGGAGGAACTAATCTGCCAAAAATGGTGAAGAATAAAGTTTATGCTGCAGGTGGTGGATATATTGGTGGAGAAGGTGGTCCTGAGAAAATGAGTCCCCTACAGAGAATGAATACGCATTTTGGGGATCTTCCTATTATTGGTGATGTTATAAGAACTGTTTTAGCATACGAAGATAGGGCAAATTATCGTGGTGTTGATCAAAGATACCGTGATATGATGGGTCTCCCGCCCGGTCAAAAACCTGGTGGAGAAGGTGGACCTTACACTGATCCTATAATAAACATGGGAGTCACTGTACAGAGGCAACTGGAGAACAGACTTGTACATTTGATTCACCAAGCAGAGCAAATAATTCCAAGAATAGAAACAGCATTAGTTGGTATTGCAGTAGGATCGCAAACACTGGCGCAACAGACACAATTAACACTAGAACAAACAGCGATTGGTGCATATCGGCAGAGTGAACAATTTGCTACTGGACTTGCAAACGCAGGGCAACAAGTTGCTAATGATGTAGTTAATTATTATGAAAGTGGTGAAATGCAACGACAGATAGAAAAAACTGGTCAAGGTATTTTTGATACAGCGATGTCTACTGGTGAGTCTCTTAAGGAGGGAGCAACTTCTGCGGTTGCTGGTACTTTTGATGGTCTGTCTGCTGCTACTTCAAGTGAATCTTATA